AGCGAGACTAATTACACAACAGTGTAGGCGTCATATCGCTGGCTAAAAGATGAATAAGTCTCTGGAGTTAAATCCAGAGCCTTATAATCATCAATTATAGCCTTAACGACCTGAGCCTCTGCTAATGAAATGGAAAATGCATTACGCATTGTGAAAATCTTAGAGGTTATAAAGTATTTACTAATACCCTCTTTGAAGAATTCACGGTCTTCTATCACTATATCTAGTGGTCTAAGAACTTGACCCTCAGCTGGGACTCCTAATGTAGCCTCTTTGATATTCAAAGCGGCTCCAAAAGAGAGTCTAGCCCTTCTAATCAATCTTTTCTCTTGTTGTGAAACAACTTCAAGTAAAGGAGAGACTATAGAGCTAAGCTTAACCGTCGAGTAGGATTCTTTAAACACATGATGTGTATCAAAGTACCCCTCTAGGGCGAGGATGAAGTCTTGGACAGACAAGTCTGGGAACTTAGCTTTGAACCCCTTCGCTATCTTATTAAGAAGGCGACGGGAGTCATCGTTATGTTTTTCAAAATCCCGTTTGACAAGGCGTTTCTTCGCTGAGATAAAGGCCATAAAGGCTAATACCTCAGGTCTTTCCACAAAGTGGGAAGACTCCGAAGGAACATCGATAGCGAATATATCCTTAGATCTCTGAGCTAAAAGCTTAAAGTCTTCAGGTATACCCCTATTGATAACTTTCGTTACCGAGTCAAACAACATATATAACTTCGTTACTCTCTCCCATTGGGAAAGTTTACCGAAGTGAACATATATGTCATGGATTAGTCCAGGGTGCCTGTCTATAGGTAGACTCCACCCATGGTTACTCTGAGTGTTAAGGAAATTGTGAAGAAGAGCATAGCTCTTCCACACACTCTTTAACCCAGGTGCACTAAAGCCGGTAAATTCCGTGGTTCCATAAAACCATCTCTTCGCAAATTCAAAAATCTTATCAGATTCATGAGTTTTGCTTTCAGAGATAGGCATTTGGAGTTCTCCACAGAGTTTTCGGTACTCTAGCGCAACCTTAGCATCGGCAATCACTAGATCATCTCCAAGTAGTACGTAATTAGTAAAAGGGTTATAATAACCCGATCTAATTGCCGCTACTCGGACGATCAGGTGATGTGTCAATGCCATCAGAGGCCATGAAGAGTAAGCTCCCATCGGCTGGCCAGCGTTATAACTAACGCTGCCAGCGTCTGAGTGATACTCCCATTCACAAAGGACTGAGGCCCATAAATCCGCCTTGTCTTTACCAAACATTAGAGAGAAAACTCTCTTTTGTAAAGCTATAGGCATTCTGTCTGTAGCATTGGAAAGATCAAGTGAGAAATATGGTCCAGAAGGAGGCAAGGTGTTTAATATAGCATCTTGAGTAAAGGTTCGGTCGCACTCAATCTTACGGAGTATAGAATTAACATACTCATGGTAAGGTTTAAGTACGGTCTG